ATCACGTGGGAGGCGTTTTGGAGCACAACCGTGTAGTGATCTTCGTGGCTCCAGCATACGTCCATCGTCCAGCGATTGTCGAGCAATACTGCTACCGCGTCTGCCTGCCCGTTCATAAGCCGCTCCATTGTGCCCTCCCGTGTGTTTGTCTCCGCTCATCAGGCCGGGCCGATTTCCCGGCGAGCCCGGGGTGTGTGCCCCGGGCTTTCGCGTGCTTGGGCTAGTCCGCTCTCATATATGGCAGATACACTGGCGCTGCGGGTGCGACAATGGTAACCAAGTAGCCATCTAGCGTTGCAGTGTTGACCATGTTATATCCGTCGATCATAATGTCCCCGTTCAAAGGAGCGAACAAGGCTTTGAACACATCCGTATTCCAGGACTTGAGTGACTTCGTAGTCCCCATGCTAGTACGGCGCATCACATGAATGGTCCCGTTTCGCTTGCAAACGATCTTGCTAATGCGTAAGTCGGAGTCTATAAGCAAAGCCTTCACAATCTTTTGGAAGTCGGTTGCCATTTCGTTCGTCTCCTTCGGGTGTCTGGGGGCAGTCCCTATCGCCGCCCCGTCCTTAACCTTACGACGATATTATAGCATAGTTTCCCGCCTACGTCTATAGCTATCCGTAAAGATTGCGTAAATTTTGCGTAAAGATTCCGCCCAACGAGAGCCGCCCCGCCGGTGAGGGCGGGGCGGGGGGAAATGGGGGTGATGGGGCCGCTACACTATGGACGCCGCAGCGCGGACGTCCTGGCGTCCCGCGAGACCGCGTGGAACATCTGCGATGAGGTCCAGGTGGTCACAATGATAATCATCACGGTCACGAGCCACTCCTCGCCCGTTTGTGGCCAGCTGCCGCTCGGGAGGCCGATGTCGAGCCGGGCCGCCAAGCCCAGCAACGCCAACACTGCCCAGGCCCCGACGCCTAGGATCGCCGAGACCACCAGGGCAAAGATGCGCTTCGCCAAGGTGCTCCACGCGCTCAGGTCCAGCTTCTCGATGAGCCACTCTACGACTTTGCCTGCACCGCCACCGGTGATGACCAGCAGCACATACTGTAGGACCATCTCCATGCCGTTCATCCAGACCCTCCTTCTAGCCGTTCACACCGTACAGCTACACTGTCTAACACCGTTTCGATCCGAGCCACCACTGCCTGGATTTCGCTGATCGCCGTCAACTGCTCTATGTCCATCACGCGAGCACGCTCGTCCAGCCGGTCCAGGCGCTGCTCGAAGACGCCCATACGACGGATTATGTCATCCTGCTGCGCTTTGACCGTCGCGATCTCCACGCGCACTATCCACATCGCGCCCACGACAGTGACGACCAGCGCGATGATCGTCAGCCAGCGTTGTACCTCCTTCCAGGTTACCATGCCGTTGCCGCTTCCGTTGGCCGGGGGGATAGCCATACATCACCTCCTATGCGTCCTGCGTCGCGGCGTCCGCTTGTCGTACTAGCGCATTCATAATCGCTTGCGCCATGCTCGCCAAGGGCTGCCCCCTGAGCACCTCGGCGCTAGCCTTTACCTCCAAGCTTTCTTCGTATAGCGTCTGCCCACCGTCTGTTTGTAGCGCTACTGAGAATAGCAGCTTCATCGCCCCTCCTAGTTTTGTCTGGTGTAAAAGCAAAATCCCGTGCGGTTCGTAACAACTACGGAGTCAACGTTGTTCTGCACATACACACGAAAGTCTATCGTATGAGCGCCCCGCGCCACAGGCCCGAGCCGTGAGCTAATACCAGAGATCAACAGATGGTTTGCAGCGGGGCTACCGGAAAAGTGGTTTATCGGTACAGCTACGCCGTCGCAAAAAATTCGGAACTGATGCGTGAAAATGGCTCCTCGGGTCTGATTTACATGGTTAATCGTGTACCACACCCAAATATGCGCGGGCTCTTCCGTCGTAAGCGTCATCACTGACTGAGGATCTTGTGTCCACGCATTGACCGTTGTGGTAAAGTTGACTGCGGAATTGACATAATCGTGAATGAGGTGAATCTGAGGCGAGTAGCTGACCTTGCTCTGCTGGAACTGTACGTCGTCAAACTCGACGTATTGATTCGTCTCGCTGTTTGTGTTGCCTCGCAGCTCCACTTGGCAGTAGCGCGTGTTGGCGGGGAACGCTGCGTCCCCTGCTGGGCCTATGCGATACTGGCGCTGGACCCAGTTTACACCCGGAGCCCATGCGCCGATTCCAACCGTTCCCGTCAGCGCTTTGGCGGCGCTGTAACAACGAACGGCTAGCCCCCCTTGTACCGTTGCATTCGATCCGCGCATGGCCGCGCCGACGTAATAGTCTCGATCCTCGCTGACGGGGATATAGCGCAAGCTAGTCAAGACCCCCCCCGAGTGCCCGGCCACCGTGCTCCCGCAGCGCATACAATTGGCTCCGGCCCAGCCGCCGGTCTGGACTGTCGCGTATGCATCATTCCAGGTGTAGATTTTGTACCACCCCTCGGGCACGCCGTCTGGGTGGCTCAGCGCTTGGGCGATTTCAAACTGTCCATTCCAGATACCAAAATCGCCGATGGGCTCGTGCATCATTTCAAACTGGTTGGGCATCAAGTCTGCACCCACCAAGGTATTTCGTTCATCATTCCGTGGCTGTGGCATACTCTTTTACCTCGCGTTGATCAAGCCGAGACGGGATAGCATCGCAGGCAATGTATCGACATCGCCGCCACTTACCACGAGCCGATCCGGGGCACTGAACGTCAGCCCCTCGATGTAGACATACCGCACGTCTTGGCGCGATGGCCCGAGATCGTGCCGACCGACAAACATCCCGCTCGTGCGCATCCACCGCCCGGGGCGGACCTGCCAAAGCTCGACGCGCGTCTGATCGCTAGTCAACACCTCTTGGGCTTCCGCCGCAATGCGGAATTCATAGGCTACCGCGTCAGATACTTGCTCATAAATGACTTGCCGGTCCGCACGCACCTGTAGCGTATAGGCGTTGGCGCTGGCGTCGCCATACCCAACAAGTTCCTTGAGCACCGTCCACGCCGCCCGCCGCTCGTGGTCATACGCAGGCACCGCCAATGTGTTTGTGGCAAGCATCGCGTTCGTGCTGGCGAATAAACCGTTGATATCAGCGTCCAATACCGCTGCGATCTTGGTATCTACGTTCTGTGTCCCGGTCGTGGTAGATTCGTACGGATAGAGCAAGTAAGCATAATAGCCAGACATCTCCAGGGCTACCGAGACGGCTCCTGAGCCCGCCTCGCCGACGGTGATCTTCTGGCTGAACTTTGGCCATGCGAGCTCCGCCAAAGCTGTGTCTCGTAGATTTTGCGCCAGTGCCGTCGTCAGCTTGCCTCCGGTCGTGTAGCCTTTCCAGATGCCGAATTGCGCCTGGCTTGCACTGTCCTCAGCCAGGTCCGTCATAACTTGTTCATAACCAGTTGGCGGTTGGGTGCTCGTGTCAATCCGCTGATAGATGACCCGCATGCGATTCATAATGGCGGAGAGCGGACCGTAGGTGATTGATGCGCCGCCGACCACAACGTCTAGGCGATCCACGAAGCCCTCCCACACACGCTCGCCTGCGCCGGAGGTAACTTCGACGTGAGCTCCGAGTAGTCGTTGCAACCACCAATCCATTTCCGTGGGCTGGATTTCTAGCTGAGCGCGAGCATGTGTGAATCCGCCCACGGCCGCGGCTTCGTGCTCCCAAAGTGTTAGGCGTTGCTGAAACTGATCGTCGAGCAGCTGGCCCCGCGGATTGATAATGACCGTGTTCGGGCTGCCCGGCGTCAATGCTACCGATGGCCGGTAGAGCGTGACGCTCAAGCCTTGCGAGTCCCAAAACGTGGAAAGGTCTGCCACTATCGGCTCCCTCGCGCCACGTCGTATCGATCCGCGGCCTCTGCGTTCACCTCCAAGGCCAGGTGCGGCGGAGCGTGGATGTCGGTAAAGGCCGCCGTATTGAGGTTATGACTCAGGACCCAGATGCGCTGGTCCGCTACTGTCTGGAGCACGAGCGGAACCGCCGCGTCTACCCGCCATCGACGCCACCACCGCTCGGGCGAGTAGAAAGCTCCCGAGCTCGAATCCCATGCTAGGGTCTGATCCAACTCTACCGTGGATCGCGGTACGGTCAGGCTGCCCAGGGTCAGTCCGAACTGGCACCCAGTAAAATATGTTACCGGGTCGCGCGTATCAATAAAACATTCATCAGCAGGCATGAGAATGAAATCGTAAAAGTCCGCCGTATACGCGCCTGTGCTTTTCAGATCGATTCGCAGATATGTCGTGGTGAGGCCGGCCTGTGGCACGCTTGCGCCGGGAGGCAGCCGAAACACTCCCAGGTCGAGGAGCCCAAACGCGAGCAAACCCGCGAACGTCGCTACGCTGGGTACGTCTATGATGCCGGAGTCGTAAAATGTATATCCGCCGGTCCCCAGCGCCGTGTAAAACCTCGCCTGAATATCACTGCTTACGCCGCCAGCTCCTCGATTATATCGTAGGAACCCATGAAAAAGCCCGGCATAGTCTGGCCCTAAGGCGTTGCTCAGAGAATGATCAAATTCACCGGACCAAGCACTTGCCCCGCCAGGATTATAACGAATACACCGTCCTGTAGGCGCTCGCGGGTCACTCTGCCAAGCACAGCTTCCCGCTCCATTGAGCGTGGCCGTATGGCCAGTCGGCTGTTGCACGTCACTCAGATTTAGGTAGGCGTCGAACGCGGCCCCTCGGCTCATTTTCCGGCCGCCAAGAATGATGCGATTGAAGTAGCCTTCCAGGCTGGACAAATAGTCACTACGAGGTCGCATCATATATTGCGCCAGAGCAGGATAGTCGCCGTCGATTTGCGCTTCGTCCACCTCAAAAAATGGATTGACGATGGTGTAGATATCGCGGTTCTGTTGCTGCGCCCGCGTGATACCCGCAGCTTCTGTTACGACGGCGCGCACCCAGTATCCGGTCACGCCATTCACTGCAACCGTCGCCCAGTCGCTCGGAGGAGACCAAACCACTGTCCCCGTGCCTGTAGCAACGAATGGTTGGGTATCAGGCCCGCTGACGTCGAGGATCCCATTCGGATGCGCTGTCCAGTCGAGGGAGGTTAGATTTACCCACGCGCCATTCCAATATTCCCATGTGACGAAATCGCCAGCGCCATACGTGGCGGCAGTGAGAATGTCGAACACGAGCGAGTCGAATGGCCCGGCGTCGGCGTAGGTTACCGTGTCGATCCCAAAGTACATGATGTCGCCGTTACCCGGTCCCGCCGCTCCGCCCGGGAAAATGTCGAAGGGCAGCGCTGCTCCGAGCAGGTTAGCTGAGAATGGCCCGCCAGGGCTCGTCCAGTTGTAGATATCAGTCAGGCTGGCCATGACGTGTTTGTTGCCTACGTACACCTCGGGCAACGTCGTCGCCGCTCTGCCCTGTGTGTTGCTGTCGAGGTCGGTATACCGACTGCTGATCTCGATGGCGTGGCCTTCGCCAGGCGGTTCGCTCTGCCATATTCCAAGCTCAAGATAGAGGCTGGAACTGATATTCCGCTGTCGGAACGTCTGCGACAGATGGACCGGATCGTCCACGTCTGGGATCGCGAACCCTTTGATGATGGCGTAGGCGATCCCTGTCTCTCGTCCAGAGCGCCGCTCCAACCAGACGGGCTCGTCTTGCTGCCACGTGGTCCAGTAGGAGACACCCTTCTCCAACAAGGCCAACAACGCCGCCCACTCCGCCCAAAGGCTATCGTCACAGCCACGATTGAGTACGAACGGAATCTCGAAGGTGATATTGGTCAGCCGTCGCGAGGCCAGGGATCGCCCGTCTGCCAGTGGCGAGTCGCGCCACGCTCCGCCGCCTTTCCATAGCGGGCGTGCTTGGCGGAACACATCCCGAACGTGAAACGGTGGCCGCAACAGGTCGACGCGAACCGTCCCGTCCGTGAGCGTTAGCAACGGTGTGGCCATCAGACCTTCCTCCTCAAAGCGCGCAGAACCGTGTGCTCGATTCGCGACTCAATCGCCACCATATCCGCATCGGATCTCATCGAGGGGTTGTAGATGTTCACCGCCGCATTGTTGTTCGTAGTCGTTCCCCCGCCAGCGCCTGCGCCCCTGTAGACTCGGGCGGGGATGAGCATCGGCTGGGGCATCATCAGGCGACGCATGGCCGAGCCTGCTCTCTCGGCCTGATCCGCCACTTGGCCCATCCAGTCAGCGAGCGGTGGCGGGCTGTGCCCTTCGAGCTCTGGCGGCACATCAACGTCGTCTAGCGCCCTATTCAACGCTCCGACCTCGGTGATGAGCGCACGGACAGCCGTCGTGATGTCATTGAAATCACTCACGGCGCCATTGCGGAATCGTTTGAGAGCGCCCCCGCCCTTGTCCTCCAGCTCACCCAGTGACGCGATGAGGTGCCCTAGGCTGGATGCGCCGCGGGTGAAGAAGGGCTCGAAGGTCACGTTGAGGTAGCTCAGCGCCTTCTCGATGGCATTCTTGACTGCCAATGCTGCGGCCTCGAACGCCTTCGCATGTGGCACGCCGTATGTCCACATGTCGCCCTGGACGCGATTGATGGTATTGATAATGTCGCCGACGGTCCGCTCGAACGTGTCCATAGCGGCCTCGTAGTCCTCGCTGTTCTGACTGACTAGTGCCGCAAGCGCCTGTAACGTAGGCTCGATAAGGCCGATGATCGTGCCAGCGGTGGTTGCAAAGGCTTCTGCATTTATCAGGCTGTCCCGATAATCGTCGGCGAGCCTCTTGATGCTGCCAATCACTAGCCGTAGGTCCGCCTCAAAATCAGCTAGCTCCTGGGGTAGATTCACCGACGACGTATACCCAAGCAGCGCTTTCACGGCGTCGATGGCAGGCTTTACGATCCCGATCATTGTCCCGATGGCTGTAGCAATAGCCGCCGAGGCCTCCATCGGTCCGGTCGGCTCCTCTCCGGTACCCATGAAACTGTCGGCCACCTCTCTGAGCTTGGTCACCAGCGTGGTCAAGTCGGTTTTGAAGTTTTCCATCGCCTCGGGCAGCCTCAGATAGGGCACGTACAAAGCCAGAGCGCGCAGCGCCTCAAGGGCGGGCTTGACGATCCCGATGATGGTTTGAACGTCGGAATAAAACTCCGCAGCAGCAGATACGGCATCGACGTCAAGATCAGGGCTGAGTGTCGACAGGCCAGTCGCTAGTCCTTCGATGGCCAGTCGCAGGTCGTCGATCCATCCACTGCGCTCTAAGACGTTGGGCAGCGCATAATCGGTAGAGTAGAACTCTTTGAGTGCCTGGAACGCTGCCAGGAATCCGCCAATGACCGCGTTGGCCGCGTCATAGAATCCGGCCGATGCCGTGGCCAGCGTGATTAGCTCCTCAGTTCCCGCCTCCAATAGCGGCACGAGCGCCTCTAGATTGATCTTGATAGCCTGGATTGTGAGCTGCATGGTGAACCATTCCAGACGCGTTGGCCCCATCCAGGCCGCCTTCGCAAGCTCCTTCAGATTGGCGAACGCGCTGAGGAACCCCTCTATCACTCCGCTTACGGCGCCATAGAATGTCCCGCTAGTCGTGGCGATGGTAGTCAACGCCTCAGTCCCGGCCTCCAAAAGCGGGACGAGCGCCTCTAGATTGACCTTGATAGCCTGGATCGTGAGCTCTATGGTGAGCCATTCCAGGCGCGTTGGCCCCATCCAAGCGGCTTCAGTGAGCGCCTTCAATTCATCCATAGCTTCCAAGAAGCCGGATATGGCCTGGTCAACAGCAGAGTAAAAGGCCCCGCTAGTCGTGGCGATGGTAGTCGATGCCTCAGTCCCGGCCTCCAAAAGCGGGACGAGCGCCTCTAGATTGACCTTGATAGCCCGAATCGTGAGCTGCATGGTGAGCCATTGAAGTCGTGTCGGCCCCATCCAGGATGCTGTGGTCAGGTTGTAGAGCCCTTGAAATGCCGCGATGAACCCGGAGACGGCATCTGCGATGGCACCATAGAATGCCGCACTATTTGTAACGATGGCCGTCAGCGCCTCTGTGCCCGCATCCAAAAGTGGAGCCAAGGCCTCTAGATATAGGTTCATGGCACGGATTGATAATTGCATGGTGAGCCATTCCACTTGCGATGGCCTGACCCACGCTACCTCGCTGAGCCTTTTGAGTCCTTCGAATGCTGTGAGGAACCCAGATATCGCGCCCTGTATGGCGTTGTACCATTCTCCAGCGGCTGCCGTGGCCTTGGTGTCAGTGGTAGTGGCCAGGTCGTCTAGCATGCCCGCGACGCGCTCCAGATCCTCTTTTGTCTGTAGCAACGCTGACTCGAATGCCTCCCAGCCGCCCTCCATCTCGACGCCGAGGTCCAGACTGACCAGCTGGCTTAATGCCTCGGCACCGGCGACAAAGTTCGTCACGAGCGCGTTTGTGGCAGCCCAGAACTCCGCCTGCGCCTTCGCTGTTTCGTTAGTGACGGTGGTGGTCAGCTCGGCAAGAATGCCAGCCACACGTGCCAGATCGTCGCGTAGGCCGGACAGCGTGACAGTGAAAAATGCCTCGTCGAATACGTTCGCGTCGAGGTCTAGATTGCCGGTGATCTTGGCGATGGCCTCCATGCTGCTTGCCAGCGCCTCTATCACGCCAACGAGCTCACTGAGCTTGCCCTTCCAGCGCTTGATGTCGCCCTCTTTGTAGGCCGCGAGGGCGTTTTTGACCTCCTCCAAGATGGAGGTGATGGCCCCGGCGAAGTTCTCTAGCCATTGCAACGAAAAGAAGCTGTCCGGCTCGATACTCATGTCTTGGGCTAGCTGAATCGTGCGCACAAACTGATCGAACGCCTCGATGAAATCCTCAACGGCATCGGCGATGATCTTGAGGACCTTAGCCTCGCTGTCGCTCATGCCGTTGGCGAGCCCCTCCATGATGTCCGCACCGATGTCCCAGAACACCTGCGAGGGCGACTCCGATTTCAGCAACTTCTGTGCCCACGCGGGGAGGAGCTCAATGAGCTTGGTGAACACCTGCTCAACGTTGCTCCATGCGGCCTCCAGTCCCGCCTTCAGGCCGCCCATGATGTCCTCGCCTAGCCCTTTGAACGTCGCGATTAGGTTCCGTACCGGCTTCGTCCACTCCGCCACTTTGGTGGTGATCGCAGAGACGATTTCACCGGCCTTGGTCTCGATCTTGCTCTTGAGCCCTTCCCATGTCTCGGTGATGGTCGTCCACAGGTCCTCTTTGTTGGTCCCGAATATCTTGAGGATGCCGTCCAGGATGCCGCCCAGCACGCCCGCGACCGCCGTGAGCACCTCGCCCGGAACCTGCTTGATCGCCTGCCACGCTGCGTCCCAATCGCCTTGGAGGACGGCGAGCACGGTATTGATGATGTGCTGGATGATGTTGAGAGCGCCGCTGATGAGGCTCTGGATCGCCGTCCACGCGACCTCGACGATGACCTGGACGGCGGGCCAAACCGTATCAAAGACGATCTTGATGGCTTCGAGCGCCGCAGTGATGATGGCTGCGATCTGGGGCATCTTAGAGCCGATGAACTCCGCCATGCGAGCAATCAGGTCCATGGCGAAGGGCACGACCTTCTCAAAGATGTTGCCGACGATCTGGATGGCCTTCACCACGACGGGGGCCATGTTCTCGATGATGCTCTGGACTACGGGGATGACGCGCTGGACGGTGCTGAGAACGACGGGGAACACGCGCTCGAATATGCTGCCGATGGTGGTGATGGCAGTGGTGACGACGGGGAGCAAGGAGCGGAAGGTGGACTCGAACAGCGTCCCCAGTTTCCCGAGAATGTTCATGACGTCGGGGAGGCTCTCGAGCAGCGTGCCGCCGATGCTCTCGCCGATCTTCATGACGGCGCCCTTGACGAGCTTTTGGGCGTCAAAGAACAGTCCGGCGAGGCGCTTGCCGATGTCTAGCGCCGGACGTATGAACTCCTCGATGGTCGGGGCCAGGTCGGGAAACGCCTCAGCTAGCGCCACGGCGAGGCTGTCTGCTAGCTCAAAAGCCACGCCGATGAGCTTGGGCTTCAGTCCGGCGATGAGCGGTCCGATTTCCTGCGCCCCACCAAAGAGCGCGGCCAGGACGCCGCCCGCATCGCCGGACGATAGCGCGGCCTTGACCTCCTCGAAGGTGGTGGTGACGGCAGTGATGATCGGCTCGGCCAGCCCGCTCAACCGATCCATGAGCAGCTGCGCCGGGTCGCTGCCAATGATGGCGTCAATGAGGCCGCCACCCGCTGACGCGCCTTGCGTGAACAGCGTGCTCAGGTCCGGGAGCTGCGGCAAGGTGATGTCGAGCGAGCCTATGAACTCCTTGGCGAAGCCCACCGCATTGATGAATGCGTCTCGGACGCGATAGACGGCCTGGGCGAGGCGGAACAGCACCGGCGTTGGCACCTTGCCCTCGAGGAGCTCAAAGGCCGTCTGTACCGGATTCAGCGCCTTGCTGATCAGCTCCTCGACTGACTTGCGCGCCGCGTCAAAATGCGCCTTGAGCTGGAAGAAGCGCTCTCCACCAAGGACATTGATAAACGCGACCCACGCCCGGCGCAGCGGATCGAAGCCGGAGTCCTTGAGGGCAACGAACTCCTTGACGAAGCCGGGGAGCAACCCGCCTATCTCAGCGACTAGGCCGCCAAACCGTGAGCCAGCATTCCACACCGCCATGAGCGCCGACGAAAGCCCTTGCGCGGCTTTCACGAGCAGCGGAAACACCTTCGACGCCAGCTGTGCCATAACGCTCATGACCGCCGACATGACCGGCAGGAGCGCCACGCCAATGTCGTTGCGGAGGTTCTGGACCTGGACGCCGAAGCTGGCCATCTGTTGTCCGGCGGTACCGGCGATGCTGGGCATGGAGGCCGTGTTGATAGCCAGCTTCTCCATGGTCATGTTCATCACAGCGGTCTGCTGCTCGGCCTTGGTCAGGTCCTTGGCGCTCTTGCCGATGGAGGCGGCGTAGGCTTCGTTGGCTTCGGTGAGGTTGACCTGGATCCCGAGGTTGTCCAGGATCATCGGGCTCAGACGCCCAACGCCCTTGACCAGCGAGTCGAGCATGAAGCCCATGTCCTCGCCGGTGGCCGCGCTCACCTTCGACAGCATGGACATGGCGTCGGGCAGCTTCTGGGCAAAGTCGGTGGAGACGAGCTGGGCGGCGGAGTTGAACGTCTTCATCAGCTCGATGTCGGTCACCATGCCCAGTGATGCTTCGCGCATCCGCTCGATGGAGCCGCCCAACCCTTCGAAAGCACCGGCGACGCCGGGGATCTGCCCCGCCGCCTTCACCATCTCAATCGTCTGCTGCGCGAGGCCTTGGATGCCGCCCGCAAGGAGGTTGCCAGCGGCGAATTGCGCGATCTTCTTGAGCCCCGCCCCGATGCCCTTGGCGGCACGGTCGGTGTTTTCCTCCATGCCCTTTATGGCCTTGTTGTAGGCCGCGGAGCCCTTCCCAAAGCCCTGGTCATCGAGGACCGTTGCGAGGCCGATTTTCTGAAGTGCCACGGTACTCCCTAGATCGTGCTACCAGTAGGACGCGCTCGGCGGGCGGCTTTTCTTGGCGTCGCGGCGCGCCTGCTCCGTCTCCCACGTCTCCATGTCCGCAAGGACTCGCTCGTGCGCTATCAGCAGAGCCCGCACCCAGGCCGGTAGTGCCCACCACTCACGCGGGTCACGATAGCCCCGCGCCTTCATGGTGTTGAGCTCAATCAGACTCATCGGCATCAGCCACGATCGACTCGATGCCGGCAATCGCGTCTGCCATGGCGTCCTTCGCGCGCTGGTCCATTGCGGCAGTAACGCGTCGTAGAAACGAGGTCACATCGTCCGGCTCCACGGACGATGCGATGGTCAGGAACTGAATCTTGGCGAGGATCAGCTGCGACTCGAACAGATCGATCTTGCCGCCGTACAGCAGCCAGTAGCCTAGCCGCTCGCGGCGCTTCTCCGGCATCTCTAGGCCGATTATGTCGAGCGTGTCCTCTAGGCTCACCCACTCGGGGTCATCCTCGTCCGGTATCTGGTCGGGCTTGATGTCCACGCCGAACACATAATTGGCTAGGGTTGCCCGGTCCTCTTGGATGGCCTCCAGTCGCTTGAGCGCGTCCTGGTGTGCTCGCCACGCCGCCCAGTTGCGCCGCGTCTCCTCCGAGTCCTCGACATCGAGCGTGTTGACGCCGTTTTCGGGATCGTAGGCGTGTGGGTACTCCTCGACAGGGACTGGCTGTCCCCTCGATTGATAAAACTCCGGCGGGCCGCCCACCGTCAGTTGATAGGTCGGCGGATCGATGGCCCAGCCTGCCTCACGCGCCTCCGATTCGGCCTTGAGCAGGTACGCTTGGAGGACCACCTGCGGCACGGGCTTGAGCGTGAGATCCAGGCCACTGTGCGTGAGGAGGCGGTCCGGCTTGGTGCGAATCTCTTTCTCTAGGTCGCGGCGATTCGGCATGATGTTCGCATCCTTTCATGGGGTTTGCTCAAGGGCCAACGACCGTTAGGCGGGATGCGGCGCCCCGGTGCGCTGGCCCTTGTAGCCGTTAGAAGCGCATCCTATCAAACCCGTCGCGTCTAGCCGACGGTGTTGACCACTTCAAAGATGTAGCTGGTCGTCTCGGTATTGCCCACGGCAAGGGCCCGGTTGGCGTGACAGACGTACATGCCCGGGAGGTAGTAGCTGTTGTCGTCCAGGGCGTCCGGTGTCGTCCACAGGTCCCAGTCCATGCCGCCGTTGCGCGACCGCTGAATGCCCGCATAGTACGCCGGGCCGCTGATGCTGTAGCCGAAGGCCAGGAACAGCACATAGCGGTCCAGGGCATAGATGTCGTCAACGGTGACGAGAGTGCCGCTAGCGGGAACGCGGATTGCTCGCTCTGCCCAGGCTGCGCCTTGATTGCGGGTGTAGTACACATCCCCGTTCTCAAAGCCGACGAACCAGTGCGACTCGTCTAGCACCGCCACGCAGTTCGCCATGACCGTCGCGCCGGGGCCGCTGGTGAATCCGCTTGACGTCCAGTGGAGGCCGCCGTCGACGGTGTAGAGGCACACCTGACTCGCGCCAGTGGCCCCGCCCACCGCGACGCCAACCTTGCGGTCGATCATGCGGATGTAACGGAGCGCGACTGCATTGCCGCTCACCTGATCGGCGAATGTCTCGGCCCCGTCGCTGCTGTAGTAGATGTCGCCCTGATCGTCAACGGCCCAAACCTCTTTGCCGACGTTACAAAGGCCACCACTGTGGAGGCCAAAGTTGGCGTTGACCGCGCCGAGGTTGGCCGTGGTCCAGGTCGCGCCACCATCGTCACTGTAGGCCACTTCGCCAGGGTTCGCGGCATCCGTGGTGCCGCGCATGACCACGACGCGCCAGGTGCCCTCGGAGATGGGGAAGCACACGACGGAGTTGATGTCCTCGTCGGCTGCAAACGGATCTGCCGCTGTCTGCGCCCAGGTGATGCCGCCGTCGGTAGAGTAGAGTACCGGCGCGTTACCACCGACGCCATCGGCGTTGCCGACTGCCCAGAGGTTGTCACAGTGCTCCTCTGCCGCTCCGCAGCCGTCCCCGCAAACGTCGTCACCGCACCCGGCAATGTCTCGAAGCGGGTCCGCGTTAGAGGTGGTGCGACGATACTTGCCGAGCTCAAAGATCGCCAGTCGCTTGAACAGGTCCCAGTCCACACTGTCCATCACGTCCTGGCCTGACTCGCGGTTGCTGATCTGATTGAGCGTGATCTGCGTCGCGATGGAGTCCTCGTACACCTCGGATCGGTCATAGTGGTTGAACGTGTCGCGGGGCGGGCAGTTTGTGAAGTTCACATACAACCCCGCCGGACACCCGCGCTCCACGACGCGCTCCATGTACGACTGGATCTTTGGCGTCAACTCCTCGACGCTCAGCGTCGGGGCGTCCGGCGCTTGGATGCGCCGTGAGGTCACCTCGTACTTGCCGGTGACCGGGTTGTAGCAGTTGGTCCGCTCCACCGAGCCTCGCGGATCGGTCACGCTGTCGATGTTCGCACAGCCTAGCCGGTACACGGTGGTGTTGGGGCCATCGGGCTGAATCCATACCGTGGTCCATTCGTCCTTGACGGTTTGATTCTGTCGTCGGTCCGTCATCTCATTCCTCCATCCACTCTTGCGCCGCCCTCATCATCTCGTGGACGGCAGGCTTGATAGCGGCTAGGACGGCGGCCATGACCTTATTGCCGTCAGTGGCGTCCTCCAGCCTCCACACACCGCGCTTCCGTAGCTCGAGCTCAACATCATCAGCACTGACCTTGATCTTGGCGAAGCGATGCCATGGGATGCCATAGGGCGGTCCCGCATCCAGAATGTCCTCACGTACCGCGACCGCCTCACCGTCGCGCTCTAGCGCATCACGCGGGACGTAGCAGCGCTCGACGGTCCCTTTCGCCCAGGACCCGTACTCGACCAACGCTGCGCCTTGGGCGCTGGTACCGGCCCGGTCTATCACGCGCACCGAGATCATCTGGAGAGGCGGCGTGACGGGCTCGGGTGGCTCTGGCTCAGGCTGCTCCCCGTCCTCGATCCTCTCTAGCTCGTCACTCATATCCCTCCTAGCTGCGGCCCGCATAGTGACCGCTCTTCTTCGCCCCACGAACCATAGCCTTTTCCATCGCACGTTTGAACAGTTTCTGCCGCTTCTTGACGATGGCTTTGATAAAGTTCCGCGCCTTAGTGCCTGGGTGCCGGACGTGCGGCGTGTAGACTGTGGGGCCGCCGCTGCGCCCCGTACCTGACGCGAGCTTTCCCGGTCGCGTCTTGGGGCTGAACGCGGACGGAAAGGCCAGCGTGCGCTTGTTCGATTTCCCGGTGTAGTAGCCCGCCCAGATGTCGTGCGGGCGGGTCCCTTCGTTGACCCAGTTCCAAACCTGATTGTCGGTGAAAAAATCCACCTGCGGCCCCGGCTGGCGTAGGCTGATGCTGAATGAAAACTCCACCTCGGTGTCCCACGTGCGGACCGTGGCGTTGAGGTCCTCGCGAACGATCCGCCGGGCCTCCTTGCGCAGCTCGTTCAGCAATTCCAGGCGCACCGCGTCCATGTTGAGCTTGGGCGGTTTGATCGCCTTACAAAGCGGCCTAGCCACGCGGCACTCCTCCCGCCTCAAAGTATGGTCGCCCATCCTCGTCCTTGGCGGCCATGATCACAGGCACGTCTCGGGCGTCTAGCACCACAAGACCTCCTGGGCGCACCGGATACCACTGACAGGTCACCGAGCCGCGAAATTTGCCGCCTCGGGCACCTTGGTATCTCGCCAGCACCGTCCCGACCTCGCCAAACACGACAGGCCGGGGAGTCGTTGCGCCGCTACTGCGCCGCCGTGAACCGCCTCAACCCACTATCCCGACTCCCTCAGTTCGGCGTCATAGATGATCTTTTCGGCGTCCCAGACGGTATGGACCTGCTGCGCTGCTCCGAACGATGGCCACAAGGTACCGGTGTGCCCTTGGCAGAGCTCCACGCGTCCGTCCGCAATAGCCGTGAGTCGCTCGGTGATCCACATGCTCAGCTGCGTCTTGCGCTCGTCGCTTAGGTTCGGATTCTCACACGGGCAGTTGTGCCAGATCGCCGCGTCGATGACGTTGAGCTTGTTGAGGTAGGTCCGTGAACTCGCGCTGAGCGTACAGTCGCAGGCGTTGGCCGCCATCATGGCCTCGTGGATGTCGCCAGCGGCCCGGTCCAGCTCCTCCTCGACAATGGCGACCAGCTCTACGTCCATGATCAGCAGCCGGTACTCGTCACCGTCGCTCCACGTGATGTTCGTCGTGAGCACGTTCGTCGCGACGTTGGTGACCTTGCCGAGCGTACCAGTCGTGGCGTTTTTGACCGGCATTCCCACCTCAGTCCCCAGCGCTACAAAGTCCTGCGCAAGGTCCTGGAGCGTTGCCACAGCGACGCCGCCGCCATCATCAAACCCGACCACAAGGTCATGGTCCAGGCAGCCGAAGCGCACATAGTCGTAGGCCTCAGCGAAGCGGCCAGTACAACTCATCCGCTCTACTCCTGATCCTCACGCGAGCGTGAGATACGCGAGTCGATGAGGCTCGCCCACTCCTCGCCGAGGACCGTCTCCAGCGTTTCCTCCGATGCGTTGGCGATATCCGCCGGAAGGCCCAATCCCGCCGCGACCAACGCCGCAGCCGTCTCTGCTGACGCGCCAAGATGCACCAGCTTGTCCTCCTGAGCAGCCATAGCACCTCCTACGTTGGATTCGTGACAGCGAGCCCGTCCATACAGTAATTGCCGATCCAGGCACTCGTCGCGGGCGCACCGTCGCTGTTGAGATCATCCCAGTCGCCGTTGGCCGGAACAGGTAGCAGGCATGAAAACCAGCAGTCGGCGATGATGTTTTCGTCTCCTCCCGCCAGATCAAACCCTTCGTCAGTCGCTGCCGCCGCGCCGTAGGCATTGCTGTTCCACACTCGGCAGCGCAGTATCTCGCTGCTGTCTAGCACCCGACCCGAGATGGCACTTGTCCCCACGTCACGGAACTCGCAGTCGCTGACGTGGAGATAGTCTATGCCGCTCCCTGCTGGGTCGATGTAGATGCCGTACGCATCGCACTCTTGGAACACACAGCGCCTGATCCAGCAGTTCCACGAGTATTCGAGCTGAATGGCGATGTCCACTTCGTCGTCAAAGAAGCAATCCTCAATGACCAGGTTCTCGCCCCACAGCGTCGCCCCGTCCCACTCGGAATAGATCGCGTTGCCCCCGAGAGGAGCCCCGAAACAGAATCCGGCGATGCGCACGTCTAGGGCAGCAACGGTGATGGCCGTCTCGCCAGCTCCACCGGGTTGCCAGACAGGGCCTAGCGGCGACCCCGGCGAGACGCCCAGGATGGCGATCCCGTGCTTGTCCACGGTCACGCTCTCCTGGATGGGCGTCTCCGTCTGCGGCGCGTACTGCCACGCGTCCATGTGACGGACAATGATAATGTCGCCATGCCACGAGCGGCACTTGGTGATAGCCGCCGCCACAGTCGCTAGCGGAGCATCGGGGTCCGTCCCGTCGCGTTGGTCCGTCACCCCGGTCGCGTTGGGGTCCACATAGAGCACCTTGGAGTCTGGGTAGCGCCGGAGCCCAGTCGTCAGGTCCGTCCCCGGTACCCCATATTGCGATGGGTACCAGGGCTTGAGCCTCTGGAGCGACCAGGATGGGACACGAACATCAGTTGCTGGCATAGTGATCTCCTATCGCCCGATGCGTCCCCTTACACCCCGGCGGTCTCTCGGATGATGCGGTCTGTCGCCACCTTAGTGAACGGCGTCAGGACCGCCCGCTCCGCAGCCGAACATTCCTTCATGACGGCGCAAAGCTCAGCCATATTGGAGCAGCCCTCCTGGGTCTCGATGACGGGGGCCAAGATGCGTCGGATCGCCGCCGATTTCTCTCGCCGGATAGCGCCCATGGCGTCACCATCACCGTTGGCAATGGCTGCGCGCATGTCCTCCTCAACACGCTCAAGGAGTGTCTCTACTTTCTCGAATCGGCCATACTCAGGCATGTGTCCTCCTACGTTGGTCGGGCGATGGTGATGCCGTTGTCCCCGACCTCAGCCTCCGCCGTATCGTCGGCCCAGTTGCCCAGCCAGGCATCAGCAGCGCCGGGGCGATAGCCGCCCGCAATGCTATAGTCGCCCGGGAACACGTTCTCCGCCACGATGTTGTCATCACCAGGGTTCGCCACCGTCGAGGTGTTGAGCACCTGGATCATAGCATAGGCGTAGCCCGTAGGCTGGAAGAGGCAACCGAGGATGAAGCTGCCATTCATGCTCCACTCCACGCCGTTGTCCGAGTCGTGGAAGTAGCAGCCGAGGATGTAGTTGCGGTACGGAATCGCCAGCGGGGTCGTGGTGGTCTCCATGCAAAACGCAGTGTTGCCCACGTTGTTGAACAGGGCAAACGTGCAGTTGACGACCCAGACGTCATAGCAGCCGTGCGACTCGATGCCGCGCAGCCCCGTGGTCAGCCCGTCAAAGTAGCAGTCGTGGACGACCGTCCGGATGGCGATGTCGTTGGCCCCGCTATCCGTGTGGCGCAACACGAGGCAGGACGCCCCTGTCTTGCCATAGAAGCGAAAGCCGCTCACACGCCAGCCAACGGCTCGCATGTCTAGGCTGGCCGTGTCCGCATCGTCGCCGCTCCATGCCGGACTGTAGCGACTGATGCCGTTGCCGCGGATCCAGACATAGTTCGGGCCTGTCGCATAGTCCGGCGTGACGACGTCCTCGGCCACCTCACCGCTCACCCTGATTTCGCTGTAGGGCGTGAGGAGGCTTGAGTTGACGGCGGCCTGGACGGTCGCCAAGGGCGCCGTCGGGTCCGTACCGTCGTTGGTGTCCAGGGCGTTGGGATGCCCGCTGTCCACGTACAGTATGACCGCATCAGGATGGGTGCGCCATCCTAGGGGGCTGTCGGAGCCCTTCACCCCGAACTGCCCGCCAAAGAACTGCGGCTCGCGCTGCATGATCGTCGGGCGCCCGACCATCTGCTCAGCCATCACATTCATGTCACGCCTCCTGCTGCGCCCTTATCTTCGGTGGCAGCATCATCGGCGGGGCGTAGAACGGCGCTGTCGGATCATCGCTTTGATAATCCGGCATCGGCTGCTTGAGCTCCGTCACCTTCTGCCTCAGCACCGTCCTGATCGCTCGCTCAGTCGCTGTCGGTCCGAGCATGTTAGGGTCCTGGAGCGTCCAGCCCTCATAGACTAGATCGCCGTCGTCCTCCGTCGCCTTGCGCAGGCCGAGGAGTCCCGCGTGCTGGTCGCTTCCACGCTCGATGTAGTCTGGCCGCCGATTCGCTGCCACCGTTGTCCGTCTCCTCATGATCGCATCCTCCGTGTCGTATAGTTGCCTCAGTCTATGGAGCGGTCCCGGCGCTGTAGTACGCGCCACGGAAGTCAAACAGATTGCCCTCAGTCACCGTGTCCATGTAGGTGCCCCAGACGTCCCAAACCTTGACGACCACGTTGCCCGTCGCAAAGTCGCCCAGCATCGGCGACAGCGGCGACCCGCCAGCCTGGAAGCTGGTGAACGTCTCCATGTCGCTGCGCTTGCGGATCAGCTGCGGGGCCGGGAGCATCTGTAGCCGAGCCAGCACCAGCGGCACCACGTTGTCCTCTTGCCAATTCGAGAAGCAGTACCATGGGAGGTTTGGCGCGGTCCCCGCCATGTACGGGTCCTCGATGGGCGTGAAGTCGCCGCTGATCACGTTGGCCGCATTGGTCGCGAGCTCGGGGATGAGCTGGCTGGCGCGGATGACCCGCACCTGATCAATGAGCCCCGTGTGGTGGACCAGGTAGCGCAGCGAAACCATGATCGGCTCGCCCCGGGCGTCGGTGCGCTGTGCGAAGGCCATGCGGGCCTCGCTGATGCGCGTTGACGTGAGGCGTCCGGTCTGCGAGTAGAGCGCTCCCAGGCCAGTGAGTCTGGCGATGCTGGTGGCGTTGGTGTACATGCGGCTGACAAACTTTTCGAGCGTCCGTCGGGCGCTGCGCCCCATCATCCGGCCTTGGTCTTGGAAGTAGCCCAGGTCATCGTTCACGAGCGCGTGGAAGTCGAAGTCGAACTGCTTCTGCCAGTCGTACACCTGATACTCACGCGGCGTCGCGTCGTTTACACTGCCCGGACGCGCCTCGCCCTTTTCGCCCACGTACTCGAGGTCGTCGAGTTCGCTCCGGCGCTGGTACCGAGTCGCCACCATGTAGTTCGGGAGGCGATCCTCTTTGATGAGCGGCTCGAACTCAAACCGCTTCTGCTGATACCCCGGGATGATCTGCCGCTGGACGAACTCGCCCAGGGCATAGGTGAAGTCGGCGGTGGTCATAACCTCGGTGATGAGGCTCTCGGGCCCCTCATAGCCGCGGCCTACCGTGCGCACGCCGTTCAGCGCCAAGTCGAATGCGCCGAACATATCCCGGACCTCGCTGATCCGTTGGGGCTGGCCGCTCTCTTCTAGGCGAAGGGTCGCCAGGTCCATCATAGTGCCTACGATGTGTCGCATGATGTCTCCTTGTCTGCCCCGCTCTGTGCCGTGCGCATAGTACGTCACGACCTCTAGCGGCGGCCTAGTCTAGCTGGCGGCGGGCCACAGCATGACACACGCCTCGAGGTAGTATGTCGCGTCGTTGCCAGTGAACGAGCGCGGGTAAGGGTCCGTATTGGCCCCGCCGATGTCCGCGTCCGGCTCTTCATCTTGACAACGCCACACAACACCTGCAATCGGGTTGGCTGCGCCCGCGTCATTCAATGGCGACAGGCTCAGAGTCACCCCTGCGGCCAAGTCATCCGAGTCGTCGACGTACACGACCTGTCCTGCCGTCAGCGTACCACTCCATGTGTTCGGGGTGCCGGCATTGTAGGTAAGCACGTTGGCGATATAGTGCCGACTGATAAACCCCGGTGCGATGTTGAGCACGCCGCGGTCCAGCGTCGCGTTGTAGCTCACCAGCACCCCACACACCAATTCTGGCCGATCCGCCTTGGGGCCGATGGCCTGGATGGGATGGAGTCCTGGCGCAAGATCATCTTTCCCTGCGACATCGTTGCTGTTGGGCCAGCAGTCTGCCTCTAGCGCGTTACGCTCAATGAGCGGGCCGCTGCTCTGCTCCCAGTCCGATCCGCTGCTGAATTCAGTGGTCATCGTTTGACTCCTTGCTGCCGTCTAGGCGTATGGTCGGGGCGCAGCCTAGGCGGTGCCCCACTTCTCAAAGATTGCGTCCACGTTCTTGCCGTGGTCCTCGGCGACGTTCAGTGTGCCTGTCGCGCCTTTCTGATCTGGCGGCGTTGCGGTGCCCAGCCCGAAGGCCGCTGAACCTTCGCTGAACCGGCGCCACTTGTTGGCCTCTGGCGCTTGGGCCTTAGCAGGACCTTTGCCCGACGCAACGCTGGCCTCCGCCACCACCGCGTCGATGATGGTTTGGGTTTCCGCGATGGCCGCGTCGAGCTCCTCCCGCGTATCATACGTCCGCTTGGACAAGGCGACCATCGCTGCGTTTGGCAGGCTGGCTTCCGTGAGCGCGGTCACGATGTCCGATGCGGTCAGCACCTCCGTCGGCTGATCCTCCGTCACCGACGTCTCTGCCGCTTCGGTAGGCGTCGCGGCGGCCTCGGCTTCATGTATCTCCTGTATCTCCACAACCGGCTCATCGTTCTCAGTCACTCGCTCAGCATCGCTCATGATAATCCCTCCTGAATCCTCCTGGAACATCGCCACCGCCCGCCCACCTGCCCCAGCGCGCGACACGAGGTCCACCGACTCGACGTGCTTGATGCTCTTGACCTTGTTGCCCGAGCGCCCGCCCGCTTTGTAGCCCCGCTCCACGTCGCCTACCGCGTGGATCGAGCACTGGAGCGATTCGAGCCGCCCGGCCTTGGCGCGTTGGCGCACACTGTACGCCATGTCCTTGTTGTAGACGGCGGCACGCCCGATAGGGGCGCCCGTCTCCGTAAAGTCCACAGGGCATTTGATAATCTCTGCCCACTCGCGCTCGACGGTCTTGGCCCGAGAGTCGTGCTCTGTCGGGTACATCTTCGCACCCTGGAACTTGTGTGCATACTCCCGCACCATCTCGGGCGAGTAGTAGTTGTTGTCGCGGGTGTTGCCCCAGCCTGGCTCGATGACTACAAAGTCCACGTACACCAGCGGCTCATCGTCGCCGGGGGCCGCCTCGCCCAAGTCCACGTCCACGATCCGCGCCGACGCCGATTCAGCAAAAGTCACGGGCCCGGCGGCCTCAGCGGTCTCCGCACTCATCCAAGGCAGGTCCGTGTACGGCACGCCCGGGCCTTCCTCGCTCGGCTCCTCTACGCCAGCCGAGGCTTCCGCCTCGAGGTCTTCCCACTTGCGCCGCAAGGCCACGCGCACGTCCTCGACTTCCTTGCGCAGCGCCTCAGGGATCGTGCGGTCCTTGAGGAACGAGGTCAGTTGGCGCATGAGCGCCTGCGCCTGGGCCTTGACCGTCGCCGCCTCCTGGACATCGTGGACCTCACGCCAGGTGTCAACGAGCTCTTGCATAGCAACTCGCTGGTCATCGATCCGCAGGTACAGGTTGCTTGCCATATGACCTCCTACTCGGCCGCGGGCCCGTCATCACGGGGCCACTCGATCTCGACCACTGTGAATTGGGGCTTCCGCTCTTGCTCGATCCTCTTCCATCGCGTCCTGAGAATGGCGGGCATCTGCGCTTCCGCTCGAATCACCGCCCCTTGATCCTCGTCACGCAGCGCCTCGAATCTTTCGGCTGTCTGAGCGCGGGTAAGGAAGCGCTCCCATTCACGGTCATCCATCTGTTCAAACGGAGCGAAAGGACGCACTACAGCAAGCCGCCGACTGAGCGCTGGAGTGATCATTGCCCCGCCTCGACGATCAGTGCGGTCCTATTCAGGATCAAATAGACGTCAAAGCCTTGATCGATGGCGTCATAGCCCATCGCGGCGGCGAGCCTCCCAGGGTCCGCGTATGCCCGCTCCAGCTGTTCGCGTTGCGGATGCGGGCTCCCATCAAGACGTTTCATATACTCGTCGGCATCGGCCTGGCGCCCCTCTCGCTGCGCCCGTCTATATTGCGTGAATAGCTGTTTCTGCTCCTCCGGGCTCGGACGCCCAGCGAGCCGCTCCTTATACTGAGCGCGTATCTCTCTGAGCTCGTCATTCGTGATTGTCTTAGCTCCTGGCCGCAAGGCCATGTGAACCACAGCATCAGGTGTCCCACCGGAGTAGTTCTGTGCGTATCCTTGATCGGTCGTCGTATAAGTGCCTGATCCGCCACCACCTCGTCCTGAATAGAGATCGCCGCTACGAAACTGTTCCGCCTGTTCCCCCGTCGCGACTCCGCGCCAAAGCTCTACGCCACCCTCTGGAACCGCCAACTCATCGACAACCTGTGGGAGACCATCGAATCCTTGCGCGTGGAGAATCTCCTTCAGCACAAGGTCTTCCGAGTGAGTTGGGTTGAATGGGTCGACCTCGCCCGCGAACTTGTCTAGCCCGCACATTGATAAAGGCGGCTCGGCGCCGATATAGTTGGCTCGCAGATACTGTCCGGCAACCCCTCCGCCGCCCCTAGGCGCGCTCCCGCCCCGCCGCCCCTTGATCCCTTTGTGCCCCCAGTTGCCGGAGCCTGGGCCGCCTTCTGTGAGAGCGTCGATCCACTCTAGCTCGACCACTGCCTCACGTGTTTGCGCGTTCGCTGCGGTGTAGGCGATACGGAACGCCTCCCCCTCACACTCACTGTTGTCCCCGCCGTCGCGCCGACAAGCCGAAAAGCTGCGGTTCCACGCTCGCACCCAGGTGATGCGTCGATCCTCAGACCACGCCTTCACGCGATCCGGCAGCCCGGGATCGTCCTTCCCATCATAGGGCATAGCCTATATTGCCGCCCAACCATACTCGCCCGGAGCCCAGACGTTGTTGTCAATCTCGCTCCGCCAAGTTTGGCCGCCGTGGGTCGCCACATCGCCCTCGTTCCACACGCCGATAGCCCCAGACGGCGCTACCCACATCGGTGGATCGCTTTGATCACGCCACGTGCCCGCCTTGGACGGCTCGTAGCCGTTCCCGTTCATCAGGGATAGCCACACGCGCCCCAGGTGTGTCGCCAAATCGTCCAGCGCATACACCTTAGGCGCCCACGGCTGCGGCTCGTCCGGCGGCTCCTCATCGTCAACCACCGACCACAGCGTGAGCAGCGTAGCAGGCGGCGTCCAATCGCTCTGGGTCACGTGGTCCTGGACGGCCTCGTAGGTCACGTCGTCGTACACGCGCCGCGTACCGCGCCACACCTGCTCGCCAGCGATCCACGGTAGCACATCGGCGGCGTCCTCACGGTACACCAGCCACAGTGTCGGATACGAGCTCGGATCATCGCCGTACACGCCGCGATCATGCGGCTGTCTGACCATGACCACCTGGTCACCGTGTTGGTAGAT